ACGGTGCCGACGTAGTTGTTGGTGGCTGCCGATATTGTGGCTGCAGTTGCCGGCGTGCCGTACTGCCAGTTGCTGGCACGCACGCCGGCGTAGACGGCATCCTGCGTGCTCTGCCAGCTAGGTCGCCGCCAATCCAGCGAGTCGCCAATCCCTCCAGGCATCTGCGCAGGGCGAGCCGCCGCACCGCCAACCGCTCTCGGAGGTGCCGCGTACTGCGACGACGGTGGCAGGATGCCAGCGTTCATCAGAGGTCAGCGCCGAGGGCCGTAACGTGCGTGGCCTGCGAGACGCTTGTCGTCGCCCGCAGTGACCATGATGCGGACGGCAGGATCAGGTTGTTGTAGACCGTGGACACTCGCGTCTGCTGCACAGTTGACGAGCCGGTTGCCGCGGCAATCGTCACCTCATCAAAGAGGTAGTACGTTGTCCCGTCGTATAGGAACAGCCGAACGATTGCCGCAGCGCTGGTCGCTGCATTTTTTACCACTACCTCCGCAATCCTCGTCCCTGCCGCCACGCCCGTGAGGACCGTGCCGACGTTACTCGGCGCTGTGTACGAGCTATCCGCTGTTGCGATAGACACGGCACCGATGCGAGGCGTCGTTGCAAATGCTGGGCTTGTTGCCATCGAAAACTCCTATCGAAATGCCTGCCAAAGGTACATGCGTGCCGCGGCGTTGTTTCCGGCGGCCAAGTCGCTGATCTGCGAGACGGCGATGGTGACAGGGTCAGACCCGCTCGCGCCGTGCGTGGATGCGTGGCCCGCGACGTTGCCGGACAACTCCCAAGCGTAGCCCGACCATGTATACAGCCGCCCGTTCTGGCTGCTGGTCTGGCCTACGGTGGGCGATGATGGGAATGAGAGTGCCATTGGAGTTCTGCATTACCCGTTGCTGAAGGCTGCCGCTGGGACGGTTATTGTAGCGCCCGTGTAGCCTCGGTCAGTGTTGAGCGTGATGCGAATATCGTCGTAGTAAGCGTTGATGCCGGCGTAAGCGTAATTTGTGACCGACGCGCCCCAGTTGATGCGGGTTGGGTTTGTTGGAAATATTGCTGACGTTGTCGTAGAGGCTCTAGTGCCGTCAATGTAAAGCGAAGTGGTGGTGCCACTCTTCACCAAGGCAACATGCTGCCACTGGTTGTTGGTAATCGTTCCGGTCAGTGGCTTTATTGGAAAACCAAACTTATTCCAGCAAAATCCCCCGCCGTCAATGATAAATCCCCGTGAGTCTCCACTGCTATTTTCAATGGTAAAGAATCGGTCGTCTTGAGTTTGCGTCAACGGATAAATCCAGAACTCCAGAACGTAGTTGTTCGACTCAGTCAGCACCGTGGAAGAAATCACAGACAGGTAGTCGCCGTTTGCCAACTTCGCGGACTTGCCGCCAAACTTGCTTTGCACAGTGCTTTGCGTAGCGCTGCCGCCAACCGTAATAGTTTTTGGCGTGCCGCTTGAGTCGGTGAACGTGCTGCCGGTCCCGTCCGCATGAATTAGCAGCGACACTGTAGACCAGTACGGGTCACCGGACGGCGTGGACGCAATGCTGGCAGACGAGTAGGCCGACGATCCAACGGCATTGGTGGCAAGCACGCGGAATGTGTACGCCGTGCCGTTCGTCAGCGAGGTGACCGTAGCTGAATTGGTGGTTGGGGCCGTCCCCCATGTTGTCCAAGTGCTGCCAGAATTCGTTGAGTATTGGACGGTGTAGCTGGTGATCGGCGTCTGCGCCGACACGGTTGGGGCTGTCCAGCCTAGCGCCACCTGCTGATAGCCAGAAACGCCGGCGACGTTCGTCGGCGCGGGCGGCAAAAACAAGTCCCAGCGCGAGTCGTAGCTGGAGACGGCACCGACTTCGACGTACTTCGTCGTTGAGTCCACATATCGATATACCCTGCCGTAATCTGTGGCGATATATAGGGTGGCCGCCGCGCCGGTGGCTGGGAAGCTGGCCGTGGTGGCGTATTCGTAGACCGATGTCGCACCGCCACCAGCGCCGATCTCAACCATCGTCCCGGCGGTGTTCTTAACGTAGAACTTGCCGTTCGTCTTATCCCAGGCTGGCTCGCCTGTGACGAAGTCGCTCGCCGTAGGAGCAGCGGTGCCGCTCCGAATGATGATCTTGTTGGTGCGAGGCATTACGGGTAGGTTCCGCCGTCAATGTCGGAGCTGGGGGACAGGTAGTCGGTGCCCGCCGTCGCAGCGGTGAATGCGCTGGTGCCGTTGCCTTTGAGGACGCCGGTCAGCGTCGTAGCGCCGGTCCCGCCCTGCGACACAGCCACCGTGGTGAACCCGCTGCCCAACGTGCCACTGGTGAGCGTGCCCACGGAGGTGAGGCTAGAGCCAGTGACGCCCGAACCAAGCGTGCTGCCGGACAGAACGCTCGTACCGTTGATGTAGTACGCCTTGCCGGACGCGAGGTTGAAGTGCTGGTTGCTTGTCCACGCAGTGGTGGAAGACACCCAGGTCAACGTCTTGTCGGTCGTACCCTTGAGCGTGATGCCGCCGCCATCGGATGTGGCATCGGACGGCGAGGCCGTGTCGCCCAAGATGACGTTGATGTCATCGACGCTGACGGTCGTACTGTTGATCGTCGTTGTCGTACCGTTGACCGTGAGGTTGCCGGAAATCGTCAGGTTGGACGAAATCGTTCCGCCGGTCAGGGCAAGGTACGTGGCCGACGCTGACGATGTCGTCAGATACGTGGCCGAGATGTCGGGGATGTCGCCGGCCACAAGCGTACGGAAGGCGGGGGTGGCATCTGCGCCAGTGGTTGGGCCTGCCAGCACCTTGTTCGCATTCTGCGTGGCGAGCGTGCCCGTGAGCGTGCCGCTAGTGGTGACTGGCGACCCACTCACCGTGAAGATGTTGGGCAGAGCCAAGGCAACGCTGGTGACGCTGCCGCTGCCGCCGCCAGACCCGTAGTTCTGCGCCTTCACCCACGCCGTGGTGGCAACGGCCGTGCTGTTGTCGCTCGTTGCCGGAGTGGTTGCGGTGGCAGATGCGCCAAGGATCACCGTGCCAGAGAACGTGGTGTTGCGGCTGATGGTCTGCGTCGTACCACCGGCCAGCGTGACAACGTACCCCGGGCCTGCGACCGCTTGGATGGTGGTGGCCGATCCGCCAGCCCCGCCAGTGCCCACGCCGATATAGAGGATGCCATTGCCTTCGCAGTAGGCAGGCTCTGCGTTCGCCAGAGAGCTTGGGGCCGATGACCCCGTGGATCGCTTCAGCCGAATTACGTTAGCCATAGTTTCCCCCGTCTACCAAGTTCGTCTCGTTGTGATTGCGCCACTTGCCGTTGTAGTACCGCAGCACATCCCCAGTGGCGAGTGTGGTGAACTCAATGTCCGTTGCCTGAGCGAGCTGGACGCTCATGGTCTGCAGCAGGTAGCCGAGCGAGTTCCAGCGGGTTACGCCGTCGCCGGCCTTCAGGCCGTTGGTAGTTGTGTCCCAGCCCAGTTCGCCAGGGAGAAGTATCGGGTTCTTCGTCTGCCACTCGTTGCTGGACCCTCTGCGGATTTGTATCCGTTCGGCCATCTACCTCCCCTTCGCGCGGTAGGCATGCTTGGCGATGATCTGCTCGCGAAGCTCCCCGACCTTGGCGCGCGGGTTGGCACGCTTGGCACGGGCGACTTCTTCGCGAACGATCTTCTCGTTGATGAGCTTGCGCTGCGGGGGAGCAGGGCCTGGATCGTAGTTCACGCTTCCACTGACGGCACGGCGGCGCTTCTGGGCGACCTTCAGCACCTCGTCGTTGCCGGACACCCACGCTTCGGGGTCACGCCAGCCACGGTTGTCCGCAAGACCGCCGACGTAGTACTTGCCAGAGATGTTGATGCCGGCCTCCCGGGCCTCCTTGGCGACGTACTTAGCCTGACGTTCTGGCATCGCGTCCAACTGCTGGTTGTTGTATCGCCCCTCCATGAATGCCCTGTCCGACCCCCTGGTGCCGGGAGGGCACTGCAGCGCGCACATGATGGCGAACTGCTCCGTGGCGCCGGAGGCCAAGGAACGCTTGTAGGTGGCGATGGCTTCGTCGCCTGCCTGTCGGACTTCGTACGGGATGGTCATTGAGGGGGTCCTGGGGGTGGACTAGGGGGCGATCCCGGAGGAGGACCAGGAGGCGGCGGAGGGGGAGGCTGAACCATGTAGTCCGCCACATCCATCTGATTAACTGTCCCCCAGGCGCGCAGAAGCTGATTAAACAGCTCCGGCCTGCCAGCCTGCAGCAGGCCCTGCGCCACAGGCATGGTGATCTGCATGAGCGCGTTGAGGTTCTCGGATTTGGTGGCGAGGTTCGGCTTGCGGGCCGATCCAGCCTCCACGCGGTACGAGTACTCGCGGGCGATGGCCTCCGGGTTCTCCGCCTGAACGTGCAGCTCCCATGCCCTCGCAGCCATGGGGCCAAGGAGCGGAACGACATCCTGTGGCGACACAAGCCAACGGGCGCAGAGCGCTTCCTTGCGAGCGACCTCAGAGAGAGCGTCTTCCAAGATGTTCGCGTAGTCGTCCGGCCGGATCGAAATCTGATCCGACTTCACCTGCGCCTCTGCCGCACTTCTCATGGAACTGCGGGTCATGCCGTAGATGAGTTCGGTCAAACCGACGCGGCGGTCGAAAAGCTGCGTGACCTCGGCGATGATCTGGTACATGTCGGACGTTACGCCCGGCATCTGAAAGACAGAAATCACATCGTTCACCGACCGGCCGATGGCCTCGCTGATCTCAATGATCTTTAGGCCGCCCTCGTCCTTCTCCAGAATCTTCGACTTCAGGTCTGGGTCCGCGGCCTTCGCCACGCCGATGAGCGTCTGGGACGCAGTGGCAATGCGAGTCGCCAAGAAGCTCATCGCCCAGTTGATGAATCTCAATTCTCCGATGCCGGGCCGGATGATGGAGATAGGCCATGAGTAGCCGGGCTTCCCGTGCCACGCCAAGAGCGTAAAAGGCCATCCGCTGTTCGGCTCAGCCCAGAACGGGATCGGCCACTGCACGGCCATGAATAGGTTCTGCGGCACACCCGTCTCGTCCACTTCGTCCTGCAGCATGGCCGGCGGGACGTTGAGCGGGTACTCAATTCCCTCTGCGATGGCGATGTAGCAGTTCGGCCCGCAGGCATCGAACTTGCCGCGGAGGTCTTCCTTGGCGTCCTTGAGCCGATCACCAAAGCCGGTCTTGGAATAGATTTCCCAATAGACGACGAGGTCGTTGGTCTGCCCCATCTTCTTCCGGTACTCGTAGCCACGCTCGCCCGCTTCGGTGCGAGACTCGTAGCTCTGCATGTGACCCTTCAGGTCTTCCCGGTCCAAGCCGAACTTGGCGGCTACCTCATCGATGGGCTGCGTCCGCCGCCGGGCCGCCCAGCGGATGTCTTCAAACTCGTCGGCATCCGGGTCCCAGACGATATTGTCGATGGTGTCGTAGAAGCTGCCGGCCATCTTCACGGTCGACCCCGGCGGCGTGTACAGCTCATGCCACCACACGCCGGCACCCTTAATGAACGCCTCTTCCACCACCTTGCGAGAGTGACGCTTCAAGTCCAACTCGTTTGGCGTGTAGTTGAGGTAGTCCTCCAAGAGCTGGGAGACGACCTTGCGGCGCTCCATCATCATCTGCTGCTGCTGCATGCCCTGCTGGTACATCTGGATGCCGGGATCGGGAGCCATCACTGGCTGGCCGTCCGGCCCCATGATCGGCCCGTTCGGCCCCATCATCGGCACCGGAGGCTGGGGCTGAATGCCGAGCAGCTCCGGGCCAATGATCGGATAGTCCTTGGGCGAGACAGTCCGAGCGGGGTTGCGGTGGTGGATGACCGCGGCGAAGAGACGAACGGCCTCCCAGACCCGGTTGACCTGCATGCGGAACGCAGGCGGGTTCATGCCCTTGTTGTAGCCACGCTCTCCGCGGGCGTACTTGTCACGCCACATGAAGTCCGGGTCGCCGGCAAAGAACTGCATCGCCTCGTCCGCGTCAGCGGCGAAGGGGCGCTTGTGGGTCTGCGCCTGCTTGATGCAGTTCATCCACCGGGTGACGATGGGCAGAAGGGGGCTGTCTTGGGGCATCTGGTACTCCTATGTACTAGTGCCTCACTTGCCCTTCCTGCCCTCCAATTCGGCCAGTTTCCGCTCCAATAGCGAGACTTTCTCGGAGAGGATGGCGAGCTTGGGGTTGGCCGGCTTGTGATCCCAGTAGCCGTACTCCTTCCACGCCGGGAACTCCTCAACGCCCGGGTCGGTCAGGTGGTGGACGCTGGGCTTTTCCGTGCCGCCGTAGCCCGGGGCCACGGCCCAGAGGGTCAGGACACGCTGGGACACGCCGGTCACCAAGGCCGGGACCGGGGCGGCGCCCTCATGTCGGTAGTACAGGACGAACTCGCCGAGTTCCGCGGACGGCATCTGGTAGGCTTCACTCATCGCTTCTGGTATCCCATCGGCCCAAGGACAACGCAGGACTCGTCTTGCAGCCCAAGCCGACGAGGCTTGTCTGCGAGCCACTTCACCCACCAAGGCTCAGGGCCAAAGCTCTTGGGTGGTTGGTGGTACTTCGGCTCGTACGCGCACAGGTACTCCATACACTGCACGGCGTGAACGTCCCCCCGCGTCTGCGGCTCGTCGGTAACAAAGACCTGACCGTTGATGGTCTGGGTCTTCTTTCGATACCGCCGCATCTCCCTCACAAGATTTGGGCACCCGCCCTCCAGAACCTTCAGCTTCGTTGTCCCGTCCCCACGGATGTGCAGCATCTGCCGGACGATGGACGTGCGGGCCGGGATGTCGTCAGACCCAGGCGTGAACGAGTGTGTGCTGACCTGCGAGCGGATGCCGCGCTTCTTCAGCTCCTCGCTGTATAGCTCATGCGGCAGGCGACCTGACCCCAAGTCGCGCAGCATGCCTCCGTGCATATCCATGATGAAGTTGTAGAAGTGCTGCTCCCGCACCTTGTCCGCAAACTGCTCGCCAAATATCAGCGCATTACACTGCCGGATGTACAGCTCATCATACAATAAAAGGAACCGCTCGTCAGGTGGTACTGCGCCGAACACGCAGGCCATGACAGCATGCCCCGGGTCGATGGCGACGTAGCGCGTCCAGTCGGGGGGCACCTGCCCGCCTGGGAGTTCCGACCGGGAATGGATGTGAACCGACGAGTTGAAGGTCGGGTACATGAGCGTGGATTCGGTGGTAAACTCACCCTCCGCACGCATCTTCAGCTCGTCCATGCCCAGAGCGGCCCACCGCTCTATGTTCTTCCGCTTCTCCTCCTCATCAATGTGGGCGTTGTCTAGGAATCGGAGGGTAAACTTTGTGATGATCGGGTTCGGATTCCCGGACTCCACTTCCTTCTCGGCTCGCTCGCACAGCCCAAGCAGGGCGTCGTTCTTTGAGTGCGGCATGGCGGACCACACAAATCGGCCCTTGCGATCCGCGAGGCGGGCCTGCATCTCCCCCACCCATCGCTCGTTATTAATATCCTCGTCAATGTGTACTAAGTCGGCCTGGAATCCCTGCGGCGGGTCGCCCTCGGACGAGAAGAAGTTAATCACCCAGCCGTTGACCAGCGTCACCTTCTGGCAGTACTGAGCGCTCTTCAATACCCAGGACACCTCTTTGACGAACCGCGGTGGGATCAGCGGCGGCGCGGGCTTGGCGTCCTTCCGCCGGGCGGCGTCCTTGGTCGGGTCAAACGACCGCCACTCATTGGTGTTCTCGTCTCGGATGATCCGAAACGCTCCCGCCCGGAAGAGCATCGGGTAGGCCACTAGGCCGATGTGGGGCCAGTTCCTGCCGACGATCACCAAGTTGCCGTCTGTCTTCGGGTACTTCTCGTACGGGTCGCACCCGGTGGCCGCGCGAGCGTCCTCTACGAACGTGGCGAGGGATTTGCCGCCGCGATTTCCGCCAAGGACGATTCGCTCTGAGACTAGCGACTGGTGGAACTCCTCTTGCAATGGCATCGGGCGATAGAGACGCAGGGACTCTAGGCGGCGTTCAGCCAGTTCAGCCTGCACCGCTCGCAACTGCTCAACGGCATGTTGCGACGGCCCCAGCGGAATGTCTGGCTCAGGCGTCGGTACTTCGATCTTCGGATGCTTGCGCATTCTTCTGCTTCGCGGTCATCTCGGTCCACTCGCCGCAGTTCCAGGTGGTGAACACCATGGGGAACCGATAGCCGGCGAGATACTTGTCATCCTTGTCCTTCTGCATCTCGCCCATCTGCGGCGGGTAGCGGCGGCACTCCCCCCGATCCGGCATGTTCTGGTTCTGGACGAACCACCGGCACTTCTGGCAACGCATTCTTCTGCTCCAATGCGATCTTCTGTCCTTGGTAGGCCAGTGCCGCGGCGAGAACGTCCCGCCGGTACTGAGCCTCCAGCTCTTCCTCGGTCATCAGGTCTAGGGGTTTCTTCGATCCACCCATGGCGGTGTTGCTCACCACCAGCCGCAGGATGCTGTCCAACTGCTTTGTGCGAAACGCGCCGCCTGCCGGGGCGTCAAAGAACTGTTTGATGAACGCCCGGGAGAACCCCTCCACGCCGCCGAAATACTTCATCATCGTTTCCAGCAGCTCTGACGAGTGCGGGATGTGCGAGCCGCCTATCCGGGCGGAGGCGATGAAGAGGTCTACGGCACCTTTCTCAATCTCGCCGAGCTTCTTGTGGCGAATCTTGTCCCGACCCCGCTTCTCGCCGGCATTGCGGCACACCCGGCACTTGGAGTGCCACCCGTCCTTGGAGCGGTGCCAGTATTCCTTCGTCAGCGGATAGTGCTTGAGGCACTTCGTACAGGCGCGCGTGTCAGCCACTCTGCACCAACGGCTTGGGCGGAATGTGCTTCCAGTTGCCCCGGAAGTTCACCAGCTTCACGGCCGGGTCGAAGTCGGCGCGGGCGTACTGGACCAGCTTTTCGCTGATGTCCTTGGCCGCGATGATCTGCGGCTTGCCGACGCACTTGGGCTTCCAGTGACCGGCCCACGCATCCCAGTTGCAGTAGACCGGGTTGTAGCCCAAGAGCCTTGCCCCAGCGAGGGACAGGTCGCGGGTCATCGTCACATCCTCCGTGGAGGACTTGTGCGCCGCATAGCGGTCAGACCACTCATAATAGTACCATGGCTTGTCGCTTGGCCCCTTGGGTTCCGTGATCTCAAACGCCCGCATGTCGTACATAATCAGGCCAGTGGGAAGCGCAGCGCACTCCTGAATGCCAGCCATCTTTGCGGCCGTGTTGCGGTCGTACATCTCAAGCTGGTAGTCGGGGTTGGCGTGTTCGCTCTGGTGGTTCTGCCACCTGAAGACGTACACGCACTCCATCGGCGGCGGGCCGCAGTAGGGCGCGCCGATGACCACCGGCCCCTTGGCGTAGTGGTCAACCAAGAAGTCGAACGAGGACTGAAAGAACGGCCGCGCTCCCGACTCGCCTGCGTAAAGGTCGGGCCACATGTCCGAATCCACCATGACCAGAACGTCGCACCCGTACTCACGGGCCATGAGGACAGACCGATTGCGGGTCATGGTGATGGGCGTGTCGGCAAGGTTCCACATCTTCACGCCAGAGATGCGTGAGTCTTGCCGAATTTCAGACACCAGCGGGGTCATCCACTGGCGAATGTCCGGGACTTCAGAAGAAATCCCGCCGTTGCCGCCGTATGAGAACGTGCAGATACCGACGTTGAACTTGGTTTCCATCGCTACCTCTCGGGGGGAGAAGGTTGGGGGCCTATAGATCAGTGTCCGCTACCGGCGATACGTCCCCGGC